GGGGGTGGTGTTCGGCGTGTAGCCGTGGGGGGTTAGGTCAGGGTGGATTCTTCGGGGAGGTCTGCGAGTGTCATGGTGGTGACGGGGTATTGGGGGCCGTGGATGCGGTAGGCGTATCGGACGGCTTTGCCTGAGCGGTACGCTTTTGAGCGTTGGGATTCGCCTTGGGGGGCGGGGGGGGTGTGGTGGCCGGTGTTGCGGTTCCGTTGGTTGCGTTTGCGTCCTCGGGGCATCGTTGGTATCCTTTCTCTAGGTTCATTCTCTAGGACCGATGGTACGCACTCCGCCCCCCACATGCAAGTCGTGTGGGGGGTGTTGCGTTTTCGGGGTGTATGGTTGTGGTCATGGCTTTCTCTGGTTATGGAAAAATCGTTTGCGCTGAGCCGGGTTGCGAAGTCGAGTTTGAAAAGACGCATTGGAATATGAGGTTCTGTCACGATCATCGGCGGTCGGCGGGTTCTCAGATGAAGGCACGGTTGTGTGCCCATGTGGATTGTTCGAGGGTGGTGTCGGATGAGCGGCGGGCGGTGGGGGCGAAGTTCTGTTCGACGGAGTGTCGGGTCAAGGCGCAGAATCGGAAGTTGACGGAGCAGTATCGGCAGCGTCGTGGTGAGGCTGAGGCTGCTCCTTCTGCGTCGGGGTTGTTGGCGAAGCTCACCGAGTCGGGGGATGCGGACCGGATCGATCGGAAGGCGTTGTCGGTGAAGGAAGCGTCAGCGATCCATGATGTGACGTCGGGTGCGGTGACGAAGGCGATGGATGGTTGGTATGCGGCGAAACGCATCGAGCGTGAGAACGAGGGGTGGGGTCGGGGGCCGCTCGTTCAGGCGATGTTGCCGGTCGACAAGTTGCTGCGGGTCCGGGCGTTGGGGGCCGACGCTGAGGGCGAACCCGAGTTCGAGGCGTTGATCGACGAGCTGGTGCGTGCCTTCGACGTGTTCGGCCGGTACTACTTCCGTCTCGAGGGCAACAGGCCTATTCACAAGGATTTCCATCTGGCGTGGATCCGGCTGATCCTGGTGGCGTATGCGACCGGGGGGAAGCAGATGATCCTGTCGCCGCCGAGGCACGGCAAATCGGAGTTGATGATCCGGTTCGTGACGTGGCTGATCGTCATGTTCCCCAACATCCGTATCGGATGGTTCTGTGCGGCGAAAGACGTTGCGGGGTTGATGCTCGGGGCCGTCAAAGACCACCTCGTCAACAACGAGTTGCTGATCAGGGCGACGCTGCCGCCTGGCGACACGTTCAAGCCGCCGACGAAGGACGGGAAGCCGTGGTCGGCGAAAGAGTTCAAAGTCAAACAGCAGGACCATGTGGGTCAGAAGTCGTCGTCGATGCTGGCGTTGGGGGTCACGTCGAAGTTCCTGTCCCGTGACATGGACCTGATCGTTGTCGACGACATGGAGGACTTCGACTCGACTCGGGAGCCGTCATCTCGGCGCTATGCGAAAGCGAAGTTGGCTGAGATCGGGACACGCAAAGAGGAACACACCGCCGAGATCATCACCGCATCGAGGCAGCATCCCGACGACATCCCTAGCGCTGTGATGAAACTCAAAGGCACACAGCAGGCGTGGCGGGTGAGGGTCGATTCGGCACACGACGAGTCGTGCGGCTTGGACCCCGACGATTATGAGGCCCACGTCGACTGCATGTTGTTCCCCGAGATCCGGTCCTATCGGTGGCTGATGGAGAAGAAAGTCGACATGGAGTCGTTGGGCATCCCCGGGGCGTATGAGATGCGATATTTGAACCGGCCGATCCCGACTGAGGGCATCGTGTTCAACGTCCCGAGGATCAGGGACAAGGCGCTGAACCGTTCCCGTGTCGTCGGCATCGAAGGGCTAGGTGCGGGTCGTCTCGTCGCCGGCCTCGACCCGGCGTCGAGGGGTATGCAGGCGGCCTATGCGTGGCATTTCAACCCTGGTGCCTTGTCGATGGTTGACTTGGAGACGCAGAAAGCGGGAGGTCACGCAGGGGCGTTGCGGGTCATGGAGGACTGGGCGAGACGTTTCGGACTGTTGGACTGGTACTACGAGGACAACAGCCAGCAGACCGAGTTTTTCCAAGACCCGAGGGTGCGTGAGTTGAAAAGAGAGTGGGGGATCACGATCACTCCGCATACGACGGGGAAGAACAAGCAGGACCCCGAACTGGGTATTTCCAGCATGGCTCCGTGGTATCACGACGGGACGATCGACTTGCCTTACGGGGATCCCGAATCGAGGGAGAAGGTCAACATGCTGTTGCGGCAGTTGGAGCTGTGGACAACGGACGGGGTGCAGTCCACGTCGAAGAACCAGTTGACGGACATCAAGATGGCGTCCTGGTTTCCGTTCCCCCGCATCGTGCGTTGGAACCGGAAAGCGACACGCCAGGACCAGGTGAACCGTGGAGACGAACAGTCATATCCGTCTGTTCACCGTGGGAACGCTGTACCGTGGCAGACGAGATATCCGAAAGGACGATGAATGCTGTATTCGGAAGTCAACGAACGCATCGACGCACTCCGGCACCTCCACCACGACTCTGACCGTGAACGGATCCGTGCCGTGATGAACGGCGGTGCCCGTGGCATCCAGGCCGTGTTGACGTGGGGTAGCGACAATCCGGCGAAAGAAGCAGCAGAGCTCGGCATCGACCTGCCGACGGCGAACATCATGTGGTCCGGGTTGGAGAAGTTGGCTCAACGCATCGGACGGGCACCGACGTTGAAGACCGACATGTTGCCCATCAGGGACACCGACCTCGCCAGGAAAGCTGCGGAGAAGCGGCAACGCATCGTTGGCGGTTGGGACGAGATGGACCGCACCGAGATGCAATTCCCACAGATCGGACGTTGGCTCCCCGGCTACGGGTTCACGATGCATCGCATCAGGGAACGCACGTTCGGGACAGACACGTATCCCGTAGCGGAACTCCGTGACCCCTACGACGTGTATCCCGGCTGGTTCGGTGCGGGGCAACAGCCCGAAGAGGTCGCCATCGTCAGACGGGTCCCCGAGTCGCAACTCCGCAGGCTCTACCCCAAGATGGGTGCCGTCTCGGCGGGTATCGGTTCTGTCGTGTGGGGACGCAACGGGTGGGAAGGCAACGGCGGCGACTTGGAAGTTGTCGAATACATCAACGCCGAAGGCTCCTATGTGGTGTGTACCGAAGCGCAACAGATCGTCGGGTTCATCCCCAACCCCCTCGAATCGGGGCCGGCGTTCGTGTTGACGAAGAGGTTCGCTTTCGACCAGCTCAAATCGCAGTACACGCACACGTTCGGTCTGATGGCGATGATGGCGAAACTCAACCTCCTCGGCCTGATCGGTGCGGAAGACTCGACGTTCCGTGAAACGAACGTGTTCGGCGAACTCATCGAAGGCGACTACGACAAAGGCCGGGACGCCATCAACTTCCTCGAACCGGGCACACGGGTTGAGAAGCCGACCGGCGATCAAGTCAATCAGACGTGGCAGGCGATCAACATCCTGGAACGCCAGTTCCGGATCGTTGCGGGCTACGACGTGCAGCAGGACGCCATCTCGCCCAACAGCTTCGCCACCGGAGCCGGGATGCAAGAACTCCAGGGTTCCGCCGACAACAACGTGCGTGAATACCAGACCGCCATCAAGCACTCCGTGGAACTCATCGACCGGAAACGGCTCGAGTGGGAAGACAAGATGCATCCGGGGGCGAAGAAGAGGGTCTACTGGTATGAGGGCGGCACCAAGTTCGAAGAGACGTACACGCCGAACGAGGACATCAACGGCGACTATCGGACCCGTCGTGTCTACGGCGCTATGGCGACGTTCGACGAGACGTCGAAGCTGCTCGCCGGTATGCAGCTGCTTGGTGCGAGAGTCATCGACACTCGCACGTTGCAGGAGAACCTCGACGGATTGGACAACATCGGTTTGATCAACGAACGCATCGACCAGGACCAGGCGAAACGTATGATGCTCGACGGCCTGGGCCAGATGTTCGCCGAGAAAGACCCGGCAGCGGGCATGGCGCTCAACGAGATCTACAAGAACCCGTCCGGTATCTCGGCGACACTCGATGAACTGTTCGATCCGAAGCAGCCGGAGATGTCGCTCGAGGAGCAGGCGATGGCTCAGGGCGGCGGCGGCATGGCCGGTCAGATGCCGGGAGGCCCGGGCGCTGAGATGGGACAGACATCACCCGAATCGATGCAGACGATCCTCTCCATGATGGAGGGGCAGAGCGGCGGCGCACAGACCGTCGCCCGAATCTAGGAGACAACGATGAAGCGATGCACAGCGTGTAGCCAGCCGCTCGACGGATTCGAAAGCCGGGACTTCTGTCCGGCGTGCGGAGCGGTCCTCGACAAGCCGAAGCCGAAGCCGAAGCCTGTGGTGAAGAAGAAAGCATCCAAGAAGACGACGAAGAAGGGGTAGCTCATGGCGTCAGGAGGAGCTCGTGTACCAGCAGAGCCAGCAGCCGTATCCGGTCCTGGGAGATTCTCTGCCCGAACCGATTCAGGAACAGCTCAGATGGCTGCTTCTGGGGGGCCGTATGGGGCGAGGCAAGCCATTGAAGGTCAAGCTGCTTCAGCGCCAGTACCCGTTGGACAAGGAAACGCTGGACCGGCTGCTCCGCCAGGAGGAGGCCCGATGGCCGCAGATATGGGTGCCTTCGCCCCAACCGACAGGCCAGGCGAATCGCCGTTAGCGGGCAGTCCAGCTGGCTATGAGAAACCCGAACTCGACGCCACACAGGTGCTACGCATCTTGTACGAACGGTATCCGTCTCCGTGGATCGCAGGGTTGATCGGTGACTAGTTTCCTCGACGACAAGCAACCGACGAATCGGACAGAGCCGCTTGCTGGCGCCCCGACCGCACCGGAACCGGAACCTCGAACGATCACGTCGCTCGACAAGTTCTACAACCCGAACGGTCAGGCCGCCTACAGGTCGATGGTCGAATCGATGATCGATTCGCAACCCGGCGTTGCCTACACGGCGGAAGCGATCGCCCAGGACTATCCGACGATCAGCCGTGACCTCTTGGCGTCGATCGTCATGTCCGGTATGGGTGACAAGATCCCGGCGAAACTCCTCGACGAGATGGCGCAGCGGGACATCGCCGCCCAGGAAGCCGCCGCCGATTCGTCGTGGTATGGGACGTTCAAAGGCGGCGTCCGCAACATGTTCCTCGGAGCGGAAGACCTCTACAACGTGTCGCCGCTGCTCGCCATGCCACGCCTCGGCATCAACCTGTATCAAGGCAAATCGGTTGACGAAGCCACGAACCTTGCGTTCGCCTCGTCGCTCCGCAACGAGATCCGTGCCTCGAAGATGGGGTTGGAAACAGACTACGGGACAGGGTTCTTGCCGTCGCAGGAACTCGTACCGCAAGGCGCAGGGTTCTGGACAAAGGTCCGTGAATCGATCATCAACGGCGACTATGAAGGCTCCGCTGAGGAACAGATCGTCGCCGCACAGTTGGCGGCGCAGAAGGAACAGATCCTCGCCACAGGTTTCAATCCGTATGCGTTGGCTCGCCAGGAGTGGCTGTCGACGCAGATCACGAGGACGATCAACGGCGAACACATGGCCGTGCCGTTCAGTCCCGGCTCTTCCATAGCGCTCTGGTATACGACGCCGGGCACGTTCGCTTACGACATGTTCTCCGGTTCGCTTGACGCTTCTGCCCGTATGACACTCGAACCGATCGACGTGGCGTTCGACAACGTCGGACAGCTGTTCAAGCATTTCAACCCTGCTGTCTTCTCCGACAATGTCGTCGGCATCAACCGTGGCGGCGTGAAGTGGCGACAGATGCTCGAAGATTTGAACATCTACCATCCGAACCAGCCGATTCTCTCCTCCGTCAACCAGGTCGACGACGCCGGCCACGTCATCAAGAACCCGATCCTCGGCTCGACAGACACCCGGGGCATTTCCCCCGAAGGTGTAGCGACGATCAACGTCGACCCGAAAGAGATCACCCGCATCTGGGAGCAGGGCATCGACGACCTGGCAACCAAGTCGGGTACGGAATGGCGTGACCTGACGAACGTGTACGCACGGGCGTTGCACGACATGGGCCTCACCCCCAATGACGTCCGTCGTCAAATGTCGCTCGAGGGCGGCGAGAACGGACGCTACTTCCTGACGTTGGAACACGAACTCGTCCACGGCGAGATCCACCAGCTGTACTACGAACTCCTCGACGAGTTCACGGGTGACGGCACGAAATACATCGACCATGCCATCCCGTCCAAGAAAGCTCCCGAAGAGTTGCAACGCATCGGCAGAGAGATGCAGGACAAGAAACTCTCGATCGCCGATTTCGAAGGACCGGGCGGATACCGGGCCGAGCTGCGTGAAGCCGTTGAGAAAGCCGACTCAATCGACGAAGGCGTTGTCGACCTTCTCGACCAGTTGGAAGGCGGTGTCAAAGACAAGGCTCGTCGCTTGGCGTTGCAACGTGAACTGAAGGACGCCCAGAAGGCGTCGAAGTCGGCGCATCGTATCGCCGACGAATATGCAACGGTACACGACGACCTTCTCAGGCAACGCAACCTCCTCGACACGCAAGCCAACGAGTTCATCGAAGTCGACGCTGTGCAAACGTCGTGGAAGCGCATGAAGGACGGCAAATGGGCGGCCCCCGACCTGTACGCCCAGTGGAAACGCAAAGCCGGACTGTCGAAACTGCTGCGTCCCTGGCTCAACCCGAAGGCTGCAACGGAATGGTTGCAAACCAACATGGGGCGCCGCACCATCGAGCGTCTCGCCAAAGCCGACGAGTTCGAATATGTTCGCAAACACGCCTCGTATCTCTCACCCGAAGAGATGGCGATGGTGACCCGTGCCGTCGACGACGGCGAAGTCGCAGAGATCATCCGCCGATCCATCAACCGGCATCCCGGCGAGCTGCGTCCCACGATCGGCATCGTCCAGGATCAGTGGGCGCACGGCCTCGACGCATGGCGACTCAGGACAGAGTTCATCGGCGGCCCTGTCGCTGCTGCGTCGAAGAAGATGGGTGTCAATCTGCGTCGAGCGAAAGCCGGTGTCGGGGCGAACACGATGTCGATCGGGAGCCTGGACGACACGTTGGACACGATCTATTCGGTGGGTGCCACAGCGCACGCCTCCGCAGACGAAATCTCGAACCTGCAGATGAAAGCCGTCCGTATCGGCCGTGAGAAAGCCGGCCTCGACGAGCTCTACGCCGACTTGAAGGAACTCTCGATCCGTGACATGGAACGCATGTCTGAAAGTGTCTACAGCACCGACGAGATCAAACGCATCTGGAAAGAGTGGGAGGGCTACGAGGAACAGTCCCGTCTCTTCTGGACGTCGAACAAGGGCCGGGAACGCAAAGTCGTGTTCCGCAGCGGCAAATGGGTCAAGCTGTCAAACATCGACGAGGCGGACATTCGGGGCCAGGCGTTCATGGAAGCCCAGTTCTCGATGTCGCATCGCACCATGCCCGACATTCGCCGTATCCGGCGTCTCCACTCGAGGCAACGCAACGCCTGGGAACGGGTCCGTGCCCGCCGCCAGGAACTCCCGGGAGGCTCCGACTATTACGAACCGCTCGGGTTCAACAAGTCGGCTTTGATGGGTGTCGGCGACTTCTCGTTCGGCATCTGGCGTGACATGCAGCTGATGCGTGGAGGCTGGGCTTTGAGGATCATCCCCGAAGAGCAGTTGCGTTTCGGCGCCTCCGGCTATTCGGGCCTGTTCAAAAACCCGGTCGACTATTTCATCTCGCTGATGAACCGTATGGATTTCAAACAGCCCGGCTATGAGATGACGCTCGGCGACATCATGCGTATGGAAGAGTCTCTTGGCACAGCCGGCCTCCGTGACCTGCGTATGCCCGCCCACGTCGTCCCACACGACGACTGGGGTGTGGCGTCGTTCGCTCGACAGCCGGAGCTTGCCTGGGGTGCGTTCACCCGTGAATTCCTCCAAGATTCCCACGACCGGGTCGTGACCCGTGTCGCTGCGATGGGCAGGGAAGAGGCGATCGCTTTCTTCAAAACCGCCGAAGGCCAAGAGATCGTCAAAGAGATCGCTATGGGGGCGTCGAAAGACTCGTCGCTGGCGTTGATAGCGAACCCGAAAGAGCTCATAGCGATGATCGACGTCGTTGATCTCCGTATCGCACAGATCTCCGGTGGGCAGGGCATCTGGTTCGACCCATTGAAGCAAGCATGGGTTGACCTGTACGACACGGTGAAGCATCCGATCCCCGACCTGCCGGGTGGCGCCTATCCGAACAAGGACGTCATCAAAGCCGAGATCCTTGACCTGTCCGACGACCCGGCGATCCTGCGTGGCAAATCCGGGGCGTCCCGAGCCGAACTGAAAACGATTCTGACCGAGGTGCGAGGCTACGACCTCGACGAGTTGGAGAAGGCGAAACGTGCGGCGTTCGTCACCGACGAAGGCAACTCCGAGATCCGGGCGTTTATCCACACCCGTGAACTCGACGACATGGTCATCTCCGACGACATGTCATACGGTGCGGTCCGTGAACTCGACGCCCAACTGGAAGCAGCGTTCGTGAACCGTGGCGTGCAACCACCCGACTATTGGCCCGTGCCGAAAACGGAGATGGAACAGGGCGCACCCGGCCTTTACAACAAGGCCGTCGACACGTTCTTCGAATGGTTCAACGCCGTCCCGTCGAAGGTCTTGAACCGGCAGCCGTTCTTCAACCAGTCCTACGGTGCCCGACTCGCCCTCGACTACATGTATGGCACGTCCGAGTTCCGGCAGGCGATGGATGCGAAAGCCGCTTCGTCCCAGGACTTTGCGAACACGCTCGCCGTTGGGCAACGCAAGATATTCCGGGACAAGGGCATCACGAAATATCCGCCTGCGTTCGAACGAGTCGACGATTACACATGGGATCCGGTTCGACAGTTGGGTGAACCCGACTCGGCAGCCAGATACGACGAAGCGATCCAGGCAGGCCATTACGACCGGGTGCCGCTGACGAACGACCCGGAAGCGTTCGTGTCGCAAGCCCTGTTCGATGCGTTGGAACAGATCGGTACCGAAGCCGACGGGATGAAAACCCGTGGCACCTACATCACGACGTCGCAAGGCATCGAATCGGCGTCCTACACGTCGTATCCGAACCTGTTGTTCTCCGGCTCGTCCCGTGTCCCCGTCGAATCGTGGATGACAGACTTCAACGATCTCGGACAGGCGAATATCGTGCAATCGATCCTGGCGCAAGCAACCCAAGGGATGCCCAGCGTCGAAGACGTCTCAGCGGCAGCAGCGTTCCTCTCCACCCCCGGCGCACAGTTGACCCGGGAAGCGATGACCGCTGCCGGTGTCGGCGCCGACGTTGTCGACAGTCTCCTCGTCCACCCGTCAGCGATGGCACGACTCAGAGACGTTGTGACGCTCGCTGCCGGAGGCGAAATGGATGACACGATGAAAGCTGCTGCTGCTGCGCTCGGCTGGCGGGACATGCATCGCACAGGCGGCATCGCACATTGGCCGGACCGGACATTGTCATACGGCGGCTACATCGACATATTCCGCATCGATCACATGCCCCAATATCTCCAAGACCTTGTTGCCAGAGAGGGCGACATTGAACAGTTGACGACGCTCGCCGGGGGTCGCTATCCGCTGTTGGAGAAAGTCGACGGATTCTCCGAAGCGTTCAACGAAGTCAGGCAGGAGACGGGCCTGTTCGGTCGGACACGACGTACAACGGGTCAGACCGCTGACGTCCAGATCAGAGGCGAACAAGCGATCCGGAAACGTATCGAGTCGAAGATCGGACGTGAACTCTCCACAAGCGAACAAATGGAATTCCAGAAACTGTGGGGGTCGAACGCTTCGAAATGGAAGCACGTCACCAACGTCGAGGGACTCGAACCGGCTGCACGGCTCCCCGAACACATAGTGAGGCAACTCAACGAGCGGGGCATCATGGTGTCCTCGAACCGGCAAGTCGGCGACGTTGCGCTCCTCTTCGACGAACATACCCAGGGGGTGCACGCTCAGGCAGCGATCATGGGGGACACGACGCCGCTTGACGTGGCTGTTACTGATCTCCCCATGAACCGTGACGCACTCCTCGGCGCTATGTCTGACAGGCCTCCGTCGATGGTTGACCTGTCGAAAGCCGAATGGGCTGACCCGATCCGTCGAAAAGAGATAGACGACGCATGGCGTCTACAGGACATCACGACAGAACTAGAAGCGAATCATCGGGTAGAGCTGTGGCACAAGACCCTCAACTTTGAACCCGATTCGTCGGGTGTCTACCAGAGGGACTGGCCCAACGTCCCCAACAAACTCGAGATCAACGCACATAACAGCGCCGCATACGACGCCCTTCCCTCACACTTCATGCACTACGGCGACGAAGGACCGGAACTCCTCCTCGACCACGGCCTCTGGATCGAGAACGAACAGTTCCGTTCCGTCGTCACCGCCTTCGCCGACGACGCAGCCGAACTCGACCTGCGGGCAGGACGGTACGCCCGACTCCACGGCGTCGTACAAGCAGACGGATCGGTGTCTACCGCTGCGATCTCATGGACCGACGAGATGGAAGAGTTCGCTAAGGAAGCCGTCGCCCTCGAATACAGGATCGATGCGGCCCGTGAAGGACTCGACTGGCAGGGCGGCGTGTCGATCTCTCCCGGTGGCGACTCGTTCCCGTGGGAGCCGTATCAGATGATGGACCGTTGGCGGAAGAAACCTGACGCCATGTTCAAAAGCATCGAACAGCAGATGCGGGAATTCTCGATGATGGTCGACTCGTATAACGAGTCCGGTTCGAGAATCCTCATCTACGAATCCACACAAGAGCTAGGCGAGCTCCGTGACTTCAATTCGAATTGGGACGGATTCAACCTGAAGCATCTGGAACCGAAACCCGAAACGGTCGACATGCTCAACAACGGCGGCAACATCGACGTCGACTTCCGGGGCGTCCCCAACGACGAACGCAACGAAGCGGTTAGACGCATGTTCGGACGCATCGACGACCAGCAGTACGACCGTGGCGCAGACCTCGGACCTGTCCGGGGCAGCCCCGACATTTCCCTGTCGACACAAGACGAACTCGATGTGGCGATGAAGACCGCCAAGTTCGAAGCGATCGAAGAGACGAAAGAGGTTTTCTACGACCTGGCGAACAAGTCGAACGTCGCCGACGCCTACAAGTTCGTCTTCCCGTTCGGTGACGCCTGGTACGAAGTGCTATCCCGGTGGGCGCACATTATGAACCCTGTGGAGCAGGGAGGCCAGCCGCTCCGCAACGTCAGACGGGTGCAGCAGACGTTCAACGCCGGCCGCCAATCGGGATACATTTCGACGAACGAATACGGCGAAGAGGTTTTCAACTGGCCGCTCGCCCCCGGCATGATGTCCAACATGTTCATCCCCGACTCGTCGAACGTCAGCCTCCAGTCCGTGATGCCCGTCTCGTCGCTCATGTTCATCGACCCGTCGGCCCGTGGCGTCGGCGCACCAGGCACCTCGCCGATCTGGCAACTCTCCGTCCAGTTCCTCGCCCCCTACACCGAGGGTGTCCCGTTGCTGCACGACACGTTGCAGTGGCTCACCTACGGCGACAAGACCCAGTACCGGCCCGGCGAGATCGACGAACTCGATGACGTGATGCAAGGCTTCGTACCGACGGTGATGAACCGGATGGCGGCGTGGATGTTCGACGAACAAGCCCGTGAAACACTGGGTACGACGAAGCTGCGTCTCTTCCAGTCGCTTGGCATGTCCGGCGACCCGAACTACGACTTTATGACGCAGGAAGGCGGACGCAGGGCGTGGGACACGGCGAACGCAGCGGGAACGTGGCTGTCGTGGTTCCGCATCATGGACGCCTGGATGATGCCAGGCCAACCCCAATATTCCGTCAAGTTCAACCAGCCCGATCCGCTCGCCGCCATCCCCGACTTCACGTTCGACGAGATGCTCGACGAAGTGGGAAGGCTCGACTGGAGGCAACAGGTCCCGGTGCTGTCCGCCGTGCGTCTCGCCGCCGAATATCGGCACGCCCGGGAAATGTTCGGAGATGCCGAAGCGGATCTCTACATGATCCAACGCCACGGTGTGCTGCCCGCCATGCTCCAATCAGCCTCGGCGGGCCTCGTTGAACGGCCCGTTTCGTGGGGCGGCGTCGAGCACGTCAACGACAACCTGTGGCTGAAAGACGTCGCACCGTACACGCTGGCTGCAACGGTCCCCGCCGACGCAGACGACACGTTCCATTCTGGTGCGTGGAACAACCTGTTCTCCGAGTTCCTGGAGATCGAAGGCGTCGAGAACAAGCCGATCCGGTCGAAGCGGTCGCCGTCAGAGTTCATCCAGGCCGTGCAACGCAGCGTCGGTTACGACCAGTTGCGATACCAGCAGGCCCTATATGACCGGGCTGTCCAGAACCTGCGTGACGGCTACGGCGAGAGCTACGCATCGAACCACGACTACAGGTGGAAGAAGAAGCAGCTCGAACAGATCCTGCGTGACAACAAGGACTCGATCTACACCGAGTTCAGCATCGTCAGAGGCTCGAACCAGGGTGCCGTCGTCGGCTCGGTCGAATCGGTGACGCTCCGCATGTTGGTCGACGAGATTATCCAGTTGGGCACACCCGGCACGAACCAGTACGTCAAGTTCAAAGACGGGCTGCCGCAGCTCTCCGAAGTCGCAGAGCAATATGCAACGTGGTTCACGGAACTCGAGATGCTGTCCCGCCAGGTCGACGAGGGCACAGCGTCGTCGGAGTGGTGGATCAACGGCGAATCCGACCAGGCCGAGTTCCTACGCAAATCGGTTGCCCAGTCGGTGCAGCGCTACTACTCGAAGCTGACCGATCCGAACCAGATCGCCTATGCGAAATGGTTGAACGACCGGCTGATGGACGATCTGCTTGTCGAGTGGGAATGGATCGACCGTTCCTTCGCCCCCGAGTTGCAGTCTTTCCCGTCCGTGTGGAAGTCCAGTACGCTTTCGATCAACCCTTCTGAGGTGACACCGTGACGACACAAGACGACCGATATGACCGGCAGATCGAAGGTGCGTCTCGTCCTACGGCACGGAACACGGGCCTGTATTCGCAGTATGTGCCGTTGCAACGCTTCTCGATGTATGTCAACAACTATCTCGCTGTGGTACGAACCATGTCGGCGCAGGGCAACAACGACGTCAACCCTACGACGGGTGAGCCGTTCAGTATCGACAAGATGGAAGACGAGATGGCGGTCTTGCTCGCTGCGATGGCCCACGACACGGAAGCGTTTCTCGCTGCCGCCGAACTGTTCAACAGTGACGAAATCAGTAACAAGAACAAGGCTGACCTCTACGACATGGTGACTGCCGTATACGGCGAAGGGTCGTTCACTCTGGACGAAGAGAACGTCTACTCCGACGAGGTGAACGCTCTCCGCATCCCGAAAGTCCCGATGGATCCGAAAGCGAGCGACGACTGGCGCAAAACAGCGATCGCCGAATTCGGAGAGACGATGGACAGTCGCCTCGCCGACGAGGGTGTCGCCGGCTCGGACCAGGATTTCTATTCGAAGGCGGGCATCACGGTGTCCGGTGCGGCGAGCCTCATCGACCGTGCGGCGGAAGCGATGGGCGGCGACGTCATGGACGACGATCCGAACTTCACGGATCTGTTCGACTTCACACTTTCCACGTCGTCTGCGCCGAACGTCAACACGTTCTGGCAGCAGGCAGCGAACGCAGGCGATCAGATGCTGCCGATGCTCACTGACCTGATTGTGGGTGCAGCCTTCGGCGCTGCCATCGGGTTCGCAGGAGCCGGTACCGCTTTGGGACGTATCCCCGGTCTGTCGAAGATGGGGTCCGCATCGGGCGACATGCTCGAACCGGCGATGGGTGGAGGCATTATGGGTGCTCCCGCACCGGGTGGCCCGGGAGCGTTGGCTGAGATGGGGAAGCTCGGTGGCAGAGGATGGGCTGCACGGGCACGCCTGGCTGCACCGTACTTCGGAGCGTCGGTCGCTTCGTTGAACTATTCGGCGTGGCTCGGTCAGAACGAAACGTCAGAGTCGATGATGATGTCGGGACAGAGCGGTGCCTTGCAGACGATCTACGACATCGGTCGCCAACGTCAAACCGAGGAACGGGAACAGGAGTCGATCGATAAGGGCACGACTCGTGGCACCCGTCTCAAGCCGCAGCCTCAAATCTCTGACGTCGACGTTAGGGACGAGACGTATGGGAGGGTGAACTGATGAGTGGTGGAAGTGGTGCAGTAGATAGATATTTCAATCCTGAAAGCATCGAAGTCGACGAGTCGTTTATCGATCAACCGCCGAACAGTTTCTTTGACGACGAGGCATTGGACGAGTACAACCGTTTCAACGCACCGTCCGAAGATAGCGACGGCCTCTATGACGACCCGACTGTGTTCCCCCAGGCGTCAACAGGCGAAAACCCGTGGGCTGCAGCAGAACCCGTCTATGGGCCAGGAGTAACCCCGGGAACGCCACAGGCACCTGTTGGCGGCAACTGGGACCCGGAAGGCCAATACGGATCGATCACCCGCTATTCGACAGATTCGGCACGTCTCATCTTGAACGGAATGACCTCCGCAGAACTCGAGGCGTTGCAACGCCAGTTCGTCCTCGCCGGATACGTCGACGAGGAAGCGACCTATGCGGGACGGGCGACACTGTTGCCGACGTTCACAGCCCTTGTTCAAACCGCCGACTACAACCGTGTGACGTGGCAGAACCAGATCGAGGGCGACACAAACGTCAAAGCCATCTGGGACAAGGAACATCCCGACGAAGGCGGCCCGAAATATGGGCCGTTCATCGCCCCCCACTATCTGAAACCCGACTACGCCACCCTCGCCCAACGAGCGAAGCAGACAACCGAATACCACTTGGGTCGCAAACCCACGTCGTCGGAGATGGGGATCCTCACCGGCTTCATGGGCGACGCCGACCGGAAAGAATGGCAACAGAACGTGTATGCCCCCGCATTGGGCAACTGGGAGAAGGGCGCCCGGGCGTTCGAAACGGAAGAAGATCAAGGCTCTGAGACGTATCAGGGCTACGACGCCGAGGCACGATTCGCTGAGTACTTCGATGACCGATATGAGAACGAACTCGACCATCGGGATCGGGTAGATCAAGTGGCACAGAACAGTCCCGGTCTGTTCGCATCGATCGACAAGATCTCGAGGAGCATATGAACGGCCTAGCACAGTTCCTTGCAACGGTCCGCATCATGTCCGATTCGGGATACGGCTCGGTTGGACGTACCGAGGGGACAGCCACACCGTTCGGTGCGTATGGCATGTGGACGCAGAACTGGGATGCCTGGTCATCCGAGTTGGGGCTTGGCGGCCACGACAAGTTCGATCCTGCAGCCCAGGATGCGGTCGCTTCGTTCTGGGGCCAGAAATTGTTCCAACGCTACGGATCGTGGGAGATGGCTGCCGCTGCCTGGTTCGCAGGCGCAGAGCAGACGGATCGTGCTGCTGCGTCGTCGGAAGACACCAACTGGTTCAAGCATGACGACACGAAGAAATGGATCAAGCGGTACAAGGAGTTGCAAGAGACACCGGAGGTGCAGAACGCTACGGTGCCGAGAGCCGGCGCCCAATGGATCAACGCACGGGGCGCACCGAAAGGCTGGCTCTCTCCCATTGCAGGGAAGAACGAATACTCGAACTCGTTCCTCGTACCGAGGGACAACAAGTCGGGTATCCACGGTGCCATCGACCTGTACGCAGCCCGTGGCACGCCGATCGTCGCCCCGGTGGGCGGCAAGGTGTTGTCGACGAGGAAGAGCGACATCGGCGGTTACACGGTCCGTGTCCAAGGCACAGATGGATTGACCTACTACTTCGCTCACATGGATTCGGCTGCGGTCGTGAAGGCCGGGTCGACGATCCAGGCCGGAGCGCATCTCGGCTTTGTCGGCAACTCGGGTAATGCCCGTGGCACGACACCGCATCTCCACTTCGGTGTGCGGCGAGGGAACACGCTCGTCAACCCGTATTCGTATCTGCAGGGTGCCAAGAACGCAGGGAACTATTACGCACCGGACGACACGTCGGCTCATGGCGTCGACCAACGATCCGTTCAAGACCAGTACACGTCGTTCCTGAACACCATCTCGCAGCAGGTCGCCGGAGGGGAACGTACCGACTATCGAACACTCGGCCTCGACGAAGAAGTCGAGAATCCCGAAGAGGATGAACCCAAGAAACTGCCTACTCCGGAGATGCTCTGATGCCAGTTATTGAAGGAAGCGGTGTTGCCCCTAAGCCATCGAGCACAGTTGTTGACCATACGCCAGGCACCGACATTTGGGACTCTCCGAGATCGACTAGTTCTGACAGTGGCGGATCCGGTAGCAGCGGTTCTAGCAGCGGTTCGAGTGGAGGTTCGACGAGTACTTCGACCGGAGGTGGCGGGACGACGAAGAACTACGACGGCCCCGGCAAGGACTACAACGACGAGGACAAGAATGCACGGTTCCTCGGTGTCGGCGGCCATCCCGAAGTGTGGAAAGATTCGACGACGGGCCAGGTCTACCTCGTCTACTTCGCATCAGGCACGGAGCCTCCTGTCCCGTTGCTCTACGAGACGACGGTCGATGCGCTCGAGGGTTTCTTCGGTGAGGGCAACAAGGTCATCTATGACAAGACCCTTTCGACGGCTGAGGTCAAATCGGTTGGTGCCGTCAAGTTCGGATCAACCGACAACCTCACGGCGTCCGAGGGTGATCCGTGGCTCGGGTTCCTCGACCGGGTCGAACGGCTCAAGGAAGTCTCGCCGTGGGCCAACGACGACGAGATGCTCGCCATCATCGGCGGCGCCTACCTCGAGGGCCGTGAGGTCTACGAATGGGAGTGGGAAGGCACGACGTGGTGGAAGGAACACAACGAAGAGGAACGGGCATGGCTTGAGATGCAGATGGGGGATCCTTCGTCTGCCAGCAAGAAACTCGGCAACGACCAGGCCTATGTGCGTCGTGCGTTCGAAGCGATCGGTGCGGCCGGCAACGATCCGACGCTGATCAACTGGATGGCGTTGCAGTATTCGACGGGCAACTGGTCCGAGTCGGAGTTGAACGCACAGGTCGAAGCGGTGACGTCCGGCTGGGGCGAGATGAACGACGAGATGGCGAACTGGATGGAGACAAAAGGCGACGAACTCGACATCGCTTCCTCGGAAGTCAACCACAACAGAGTCAAGGAGCTGTTCTCCCGGTGGCTCGGACCGGCATATCCGCCGACCGACGCCCAGGTGGCGGAATGGGCAACGAAGATCCGTGTGGCGGAAGGCGAGGATTCCCTGATCGAGATGCTACGGGCACAACGCATGGCGCTGTTCCCCGAGTACACCGATTCGACGTTGACGTGGGAGGACATTTCGGGTCCGTGGAAGTCGATGGCGTACAACACGTGGGGTGTCCAGATTGACGAGTCTGATGCGTTCCTCCAAGACATTGTGCGTCTCAACAACGCTGACGAGGCGACGAAGAAGCTCCGCAGGGAAGGCTTCGACCGTGGCTATGACCGTGTCGTATCAGGTGTCATCGACAACGTCGAACGTGGTATGACGTCGAATGTGAGAGGAGCTGTCTGATGGCCGAAACGAGAAGCCGTGACGAACTGGCCCTGGTCTACAACTACCTGCCGAAAGAAGCTCTCGACGTTCTCCTCGACGAGCTCCTTGACGGGTCGGGTGACGAGAAGGTGGCGTGGGCGAGAGTGCGAAACGATTCCCGTTACGAGATGTGGTATCCGGGGAACCTCACCGAAGACGGCCGGCCTCGTTACGACGAGAGCAGATATGCGTTCACCGTCGAGCAGTACCGTGACGTGTATCGGGCTTACAAGCTGAACGTCGACATCCTCAACCCCCGCATCGGTGATCTGGTACGAGGCGAAGTGTCACCCACCGAGTTCGGTGACCGTGTCCAGGTGACGTGGGAACGTGTCGTCTCTGCATCCGAGTCGACACAGCAGTACTACACGACGATGAAGGGTGTCCCGCTGACCGTTGAGGCGATGCTCGCCGGGGCGTTGGATCCGACCCTGGGTACACAGATCCTCAAGGACGAGATCTCCGTCGCCGAGGTGGGTGGTCAAGCGTTGGGTTCCGGTTT